TCAAGAAATTACCGATGCTCTACAAAGATGGTTTAGTCTGAGTAGAAAGATTCAAGTAAATTCTATAGAGTTTCCAGGAGGTCTAACAACAAATCCTGTTATTACGGGTACTTTAAAAGATGTTGTACTTTTAGGAAAGACTACTAAGAAGAATCCTACATTTACTATTAAATTCGATAATACAGCTCTTATTGAGTCTGTAACCAACGTACAAATTAACCCAACTCAACAAACTCCTGTACAACCTGCTAACCCAGGAGATGAAGGAGGAGAAGATAATGTTGCTACTAATACTCAAGTAGATACAGCAGAAAGATTTGCTTCTTCTTTACATGCTATGCTTGCAGCAGTTAAGAGTCAGATTCAATACAATACCCCTAAAGATCCTTCACAAGGAGTTTATACAGTTCCTTTACAAGGTCTTACAGAGGCCTTTTATAGAGACGGTATCTTAGAGGGTATCTTCAATACCCAGCCAATACCCAATACTAGAAAGTTTGATCTAAAGCAATATGCCCTTAAAGGATTTAACAGTTATTTAATGGCAGATCCTGATTTATTTTTTGCAGTACCTAAGGTAGATTTTGTAGAACTATCTAAAGGATATGGAATTAGATACACGATTCAAGATCAACAGAACAATATTAATTTCCCTACTTATATTAAGTTCGGTTACTTAATGGCATTCTTAAACAATATGTGTTTAATCTACGATTCAGTTCAAGATACTAATAAACATCCGTTTATATACCTTGATTTTAATCCAGAGACTAATTTCTGTCTAACAACTCCACAACATCTTTCTGTAGATCCTTTTACCTGTATGATACCTTTTGAAGGAAGTGCAGAAGATTACTTAAAACTATTTCCACCAGACTTAGTACCTAACTCTAAAACAGATAACACTATTTTTAGTCCAAAAATTAATGCAGTTTCTAGTTACCTACCAGGCTTTAAGACTGAAAACGTCTATCAAGGTAAGATAATGGAAATATTATTAAATGTTGATTTTTTAACTGAGACCTTAAACCAGTATACAACTAAAAATACAGAGAATATTATCAATTTAAAAGGATTTTTAGATGCTATTGTAAATGGAGTAAATAAAGCTACAGGTAATTTAAATTTATTTAGAGTATCGTATAGAGACGATAGTAATACAGTAGTGATAAAAGACGATCAGTTTGTACCCCCTCTTCCTAACGAAAGCTGGATGTTAAGAAATAACTCAGAGCCATCTAATTACCAAATAGTAAACGGAGTTAATGTAAGTAAATACGGAGAGCTTCCTGTTTTTGGTAAACAGAGCTTAGTTAGAGCAATGCAATTTGAGACTAACTTAAGTACAAATATGTCTAACATAATTGCTATTTCAGGACAATCTAGCACTAAAGCAGTAAACTCTACAGACCATTCTGCTTTCAGCTATCTAAATACACATTTTGAAGATAGATATAAGCCAAGGGTTACCGACTCTTCTACCGATGTAGCAAAATCTAATCAAAAACAGCAAGAAAAGAAAGAAATAGAGGAGCATGATTTAGATCAAGCTACTCAATTTAATGCTCACATTGTAAGTGTGTACTACGGAGGTTACCCTCTTTCTAAAAAGAAAGTACCTTTTGCTATAAACTACTATATTAATAGTATGGCTGTGGTAAAGTCTACAGATAACATAACTCTAGGTGCTCCAATTATACCTGCTAACTTAAACATAACTCTAGACGGTATAAGCGGCATTGTAATGGGTAATGCTTTCACAATACCTGAAGACAGATTACCTGCTTCTTTGAGAGGTAATGGCGGTCTTAACAAAAATGCTAAAGTAGGTTTTGTAGTTGTAGGCTTAACACACACTCTTACAAGTAATCAATGGCTAACTCAAATTAGAGGTCAAATGATCAGGCTAAGAGATGACGTAGAATATGGAACTAAGAGACAACTAGTACAAGTAAGTACTGCTTTTCCTGCTAACGTTATACAGTTAGAACCGGTAGCGACTTCTGCAGACTTAAGTAGCTTAAATCTAACTGAAAGCTGGCTAACCCCTGCATTTAACTTTATAGCAGCTAAAGAAGGTTTTATAGAAGTAGCTAGATTTGATACAAATCGATTTAGAGGAGGATATGGTTCAGATATTAAAGTGCAGGCTAATGGAGAAATAAATTCAGTAACATCTACTACTACCTTTACAAGACAGGAAGGGGAACTAACTTTAAAATACAATTTAATACGATTTAAAAACGGGGTAATTGGACAGATTGGACAGAGTAGATGGGAGAAGCTAACTGATAGTCAAAAAGCTGCACTAGTAAGCTATGCTTATAACGCAGGAGCTGGAGCTTTATCTACTTGGAATATCGCAAAAGCTATCATAACCAATCAATCAGCTTCTCAAATAGCGCAGTTTATTGCAACAGGGCCTGTTACAGCAAAAGGAGAAGTATTAAAAGGATTAGTAACAAGAAGAGCAGAAGAAGCTCAATTATATCTAAAGTAATATGATAAGATACTACCCTCTTACAAGAATAATTCCTAATCTCTATACGAGAGGTAATGAGTATATTACTTCTGATGGAAAGTCTTATACTGGAAGATACTACAAGACCTATGACGGAAAAAACTTTACCGGAATAAACCCTGTTTTAGGTACAAATAAACTTTTAACTCCAGTACAGGCTGTTGAGATTACTTCAAGAAGTTCAAGAAGCTATCTTGCTGCAAGTACTCAAAATATAGAGCAATTAGCCGTACCTAGTAATGTACAGCTAGAACAATTACAGAGTTACTTCCCAGTTCCTATACCGAGTGATTATTCTAGAGGATACTTTACAAGGTATTTTGCAAAAAACGTAACCGGTACTCAGTACATTATAGAGGTTTCTCAAATGGATTACGCTCAGTTAGAAAACGGTAACGTATCTCCAAATATGCTAAGTTATGAGACTACAAGTATGTTATGGCAGTTAACTGGACCGCTAAATGATACTAGAGTTTCTCAATATCAAATTACAGGAGGGGTATTTGATACTAATAGACGCGTAACATTGGCTAAAGAAAAGAGTTTTACCGGTATTGTGGAATTTATTGGAGGGGATTATATTAAATTTGCAAAAATAACTGGCGGATCAGTTGCTAATTCGGGAAGTATCTAGTATATTATACGTAAATAAATGTTATGTATTTTATTGTTGAGACCGAAGAGCAGCTAGCACAGCTACTAAAGGTAGATAAGTGCTTTATAGAGTTAATGTCTCTATCAGAACACACCCACCCTACATTAACCAATCCGTGCGTACTCTATTATAACGATTTCCAGAAAGGGTACATTATTCCAATTAATCACTCAGAGGGTTTTTCCATTGAACTACAGTCTATAGAGAAGTTACTCAGTACTATTCCAAAAGTATACCTACTAGATAAAAAATGGCATTCATATTATTTTGATTTACCCAATTCAATTGACTTGTACTTTACAGTACTTGATAGAGAGGGACAGGTAAAAGACTTTCAATGCTATACTCCTATACATTTAGACTATTATGAGAAGTTTAAGTTCTCACCTACTGTAAATGACTACATTCCAATATCAAAACATTACGAAAGGTGTGAATGTATGTTTGAAACAGTTAAAGACTATGTAGGATTAGAGTCAAATATTGAATGGCAGAGCAAATACGTAGAAGTATATAAATGGGTGGAAGAGCAGGGAATCTTGATTAACGAAAAGCTCTTTGATAAGTACTTTGAAACTCCTTGGAAAGGGAGATCTATAGGTAATTCTAAGGTTTATTCAAGTTATAACCTATATAATATTACCTCACGTCCTACTAATGCATTTAATAGTATAAATTTCCTCGCTTTTAATAAAGAAAACGGTTCTAGAACGGCTTTTATACCGCAAAACGATGCTTTTGTAGAGTTTGACTTTGATGGATATCATATAAGGTTAATTGCTGATGCAATGCATACTGATATACCACAGAATCAATCAATTCACGAGTATTTAGGCAAGCAGTACTTTAATAAAGAAGAATTAACACCTGAAGAATACCAAGAAGCTAAGAAAATTACCTTTAGACAAATGTATAATGGGGTAGAGGAAGAGTATATGTACATTGAATTCTTCGAAGACGTATATCATACTGTAAGAGCTATGTGGACTGCATATACAAATAACGGTTTTTTGGAGTTACCAAACGGTAGAAAACTTACTCAAGAAAACGCTAACCCTCAAAAGCTATTTAACTACTATATTCAGTGTTTAGAAACGGTAAATAACGTGAAAAAGCTAGATAAGCTAAAAGATTACCTAGAAGATAAGCAAAGTAAAGTCCTTTTAGTTGTATATGATTCAATACTAATTGACTACGCAGTATCAGACGGAAAGGGTACATTATCTCACATTAAAGATATATTAGAAGAGGGCGGATATAAGGTTAAAGCTAAAAAAGGCGATAACTATAACTTTTAACACTAAGAACCAACTATTTATTATGGAATTTATACAGTTAACACAAGATCAATTGAAGAATAAGTTATTTTGCACATTCTCTCCTAAAGATAAGTTGGAAGAGGTTTTAGATACGATTAAATCCGAATATGTTATCATGTACGATAAGATATTTGTATTGGAATCTGAAGATTCTGACGAGTTTTTATGCACCTATAATATTGAGGTTCAAAGTACTAATACAAGAGTGCTTCCAAATACGATACTTTTACATAGAAAGAAGGAAACTAATACGTTATACACGATTAACAGTTTAAACCTTCTAATTAAATCCCTAAATGAGGGAATCTTAGACACGTCCTTTAGAGTAGAATGGCAAAATTACAGAAATACTGTACTTTTAACTCAAGGCGATGATCTAAGAAAACTTTCTACAAAAATCCACAAAATAGTTACTATTTAAGTTGCTAATTCGGATTTTTCTACTTACATTTCCTTATAGAACAAATTTTTAAACTAAAACAATAAGTTATGGCAATGGACCTATCTGCGATTAAGTCGAAACTTACTTCGCTACAAAACCAAAAGTCAGGCGGTCAAAAAAGAGACATGTCTTTGATTTTATGGAAACCTACTGTGGGTAAACACAGCGTTCGTATTGTTCCAGCAATGTGGGACAGATCAAATCCTTTTAAAGAGTTGCTAGTACACTACGGTATTGGTAACCGTACTATGATTTCATTAGTTAACTTCGGTGAAAAAGATCCAATTGTTGAGTTTGCTAAGCAATTAGCTACAGCAGGTGATAAAGAAAACTGGGTTATGTCTAAGAAATTAGAACCTAAGATGCGTGTATTCGCTCCTGTCATCGTTAGAGGTGAAGAAGAGAAGGGTGTACGTTTATGGGAGTTCGGTAAGCAAATTTATGCCGAGTTATTATCATTAGCCGACGATCCAGATGTAGGCGATTATACAGATGTAATCGATGGTCGTGATATTACGATTGAAACTACAGACGCAGCAACTAATGGTACTGGTTATAATCAATCTAAAGTACGTGTTCGTACTAAAACTACTCCTTTATCTGAAGATGCATCAGAAGTAGAAAAGTGGTTAAATACTCAACCAGAAGTATTCTCTATCTTTAAGAAGTATCCTTACGAAGAGATGAAAGAATCTTTATTAAGTTGGTTACATCCTGAAGCTGCAGCTGACGAACCAGCTCCTGTTACTGCACCAGCACCAGCTGCCGCTGCACCTACAAAGCCAGCATCATTTGCTTTAAATACAAAACCTAAAGCAGATATAGACACAGAATTCGACGAACTTTTTAAATAATAGTACAACATGGCGAAAGGAACTAAAGCTTCTCTTAATGAGAGTATAGCAGGTGCTTTAAAAGGTACCTTTAACCTAGATAGCTTCAAAGAATCAAAGAACTTATCTAGTACATCTATTAAGATGAAAACC